AGAAAATTTGAAAAAAAAAAAAAAGGGGGTAGCAATTACGCTACCCTCTAATACGTTTAGTCTAATTCAATTAATCGGTGTAGTTCGCCGTTTACAAACCACATTTCACACGTTACATTATCGCCATCTTTTAGAGTGGCCATATATAACCCCTCTTTGTTTGGTTGAATATCTTCTGCGAATTGATGTGTTTTTCCGTTAAATGTAAATACTTGTGCCATTGTGTTATTCCTTTCAGTTATAAAGTAATACTTTCCAACTGTCAATTAACAGTTGATTGTTGCAATCCGTGCAACTCGGAGATATTTAGATCACCATTCCTTTACTGTGTAAAGTGCGCTACCGCCCTCTAAATGTTGTCCATTGAAATGTGTTAACACTTCAAATTTACCTGCTTGATAGCCTATGGTTTCATAGGCTCGTTTATCTATCAAAGTAACACCAGCTTTTATCTTGTGTCCTTTGTTTAGATTGATTTTGTATACATCGACTTTTTGTTCATCGGTGTTAGCAACTACTGCGGTTCTATCAGATTTTTCAGTAACAGCTTTAGGTACATTAGGATTACTATGTGCAATATCCTGTTTCACCTGTTGGGCTGCGACTTCAACTGTAGGTGCTTGCGTGTAATACGTTGCTATTGGTTGAGTTCTTTCCTTTTTGGAAATAACTTCCTGTGCTTCCTGTTCGGTAACATGAATTGCTTTTGACAATTCTGTAGGTGATTTAGCCTGCTCTTGTGTAATTACAACTGGCTTTTCTAATTGTTTTTGTTTGTGATGATATATCAGCACACCTACAATAGCGATAAAAACGCATATGGCAATCGCTATGGCTAGTTTGTAGTGTTCCTTGATAGTTTGTACCAACTTACTAATTAACATGGCTTACACCTCGTTTAATTCATTTTGTAGCATTTCCAACGCTCTAAACTTTTCATCAGCGAAACGTTCATTCAAACTATCACGTAATGCACTATTATTCCATGCAGTAGTCATGCATACATCATAGATACAAGCGATGAGGTCATAATCAAAGCGTTTATCGTCAACATAGGATAGGTTAGGTAATTCTAAATTCAAGGCCTTTTCCATTAACTTCAATGCATCGTGGAACATATCAACGATATTACCTACACCGTATTGTACAGTTCTACTCCATATCACATCTTTTAATGTGTCTGAGTGTTTATCTACATGGAATAGATTATCTTGTAATAGCTTACACGCTACATCGTAGTATTTAGACTTGATGTAGTCATGTTGCATTTGTGCAAATCCTTGTCTATCAATCGTTCCGAGTTCTTTCCATTGGTCGATAAACTCATCACTATTGATTTCTCCACTATCAACCAACGCTCTTGCATAGTCGGTGTAGTATCCGCCTTGCCGTAATCCCCAACCTAAAAACTCATCAACGCTACCGCAATTACTAGCTAATTGATATGTACCATAAGAAATACCGCCTGCATCGTTAACCCCACTTGATACACAAGCAGGGTCTCCATTACTTTCATATACTGCACTCAAACTCCCTAATTCGTTCATTTTTCGCACTCCTTTTTTTCATCAACACTACCCCCATTATTTAAGTATTGGGAACGCTTGGCACTACCTGTAGCACCACCAATATAACCGCCCAATACACCGACTATCACGCTTGCCAAATCCTTTTGTTCAAGATAGATAGTCATGATTAACGCACCAGCCAAGGCAATTAGCGTTATCGTATCCTCATAGTTAATCTTCATTTAATCGCTTCCTTTACCGATTTAACGAAATCAATCACTTGTTTAAACAATCCTATTGCACGTTTGAACCACCTCGTTTCTACTAATTCGAGTTCTATCATGTTCTCTACACACGATGCCAATTCGATAAATATAGGTATCAAATACAGCAACGTGCATAGGAATACATCTACACGGCCTAATACAGGTACGATTACATCTGGCAAGGTGAGTAGAATAAACGCTAACAAAAAAAGCCACGGATAGGATTTGACTAATTTCTTAGTCATATCCGCTCGTAGCTTGCCACTTACTAAAAATCGTTTAGGTTTTCCGTTAATTTCTACAACCGCCCAACCTCTCCATAGGATAGCTAGTATAGTATTTTTGATTGTAACTTCTCTCTTTGTTGCTAGGTTGTAATTTCTTGCTTCAACCAACACTCGTAATATTGTATCTATAAACACAAGAATAACTGTTGTGAATATAGCTAATGATATGCGTACCGCTTCACTCACGTTAAACACCTCGTTAAATATTGGAATAAAGATTTCTATCATACTAATCTCCCTGTCTTGATAATGTAAACCAAGTTCGATTTCTCCCTGTTTCTCTAGCTTTATCAAATATTCTCCAACCCTCACTTGTTATTGATAAGGTAGCGCCGACTCCTTTTTTGTAGCTATATACAATTGTTGTATTTAAACCACTTGGTATTGTGAAAGTATCTGTTGTTGTATTTATGGTATTAAATTCAACCAAATATCTACCTTTTGGTAGCCATACAGTAAATCGTTGTTCAAAGTTACTGTAATCATGTTCATAATGTATTTGCTCAAATAATATAGGATTGGCTTGTACAAAATACTTGGTATTATCAATAATTACGAACATATTATTATCAGATGGCTTTTCTGTAGATAACCTAGCGTAATAAGATTTATCACTCATTGCAACTTTTAAATATTTACTATTCCCTATATCACGGATCTCATCGGTCATATTAAATGAACCTGTGCTAGCACCGCTTATCGTAATATTAGCCATTTACACCCACCTCAATTGTACCTTTGTTACTCCACAATTGAACACGGCTATTCAATGATGTTTGTACTCTCCCCCAAGACCCCCATTTATTAGATATGAAAGTACGATGATATGTTTCACCATTTAATGTGTGTAATGTATGGTCGATTAGTTTACCATCACCAAAGTTAAGTACAATTAGCATACCTTGCTTATGCGAGCGTGGCGGATTATTAGCACCGCCATCGAAATTAATTTCATAGCACCCTTGCGTTGTGAGTGTATTCCAATCTGTTGCGGTATCTAATTTAGAGTAAGGAAAACCAAATGAACCTGCATCATCTTTTTTAACAAATACTTCATCGGCTTTAGACTTGCTATATATAGCCTTATCGTAATGTTTAGTGGTTAATACTGTGCTACTATCTGTGCCGTCATAGTGTTTTAAGGTAGTACCTGTTAAATATAAAGGTACGCTAGGATCTCCCAATTCCACCGCATCAGATGTAGATACTTTACCAATACGCACACCATGTCCATCGGTCTTTTTGCCCTCTAGCAATATATTATTGTTGAGTACAATAGCACCGCTTACATTACCGCCTGTGAGTTTCAAGTAATCTAGGCTTGCTAGTCTAGCTGTATTGATTGAGTTTTGATAATCCCTATTTGGATCGCCTACATAAATATCGACTTGATGCCGTTTACTAGGCTTTTCTGTTAGCACCGCAAAATAGAATTTGCCGTTACAGTATGCTATATCTTCGATTTCAGTGGTTCTGTTAATCTCAATGATTTGTTTAACTGTTCCGAATGGTGTACATTCCACCAAACTACCGAGCGTTGCACTCATGATGCATCCGTTAAGCATTAACGCACCATTGTTGTTAAAGTCATCATATTGGTAGTCAATTTGATATGTTTTCATCTTTTGAAAATCATCGTTGTACAAGTTGACTTCACGCAAGCGTTGTTGACCGCTAATCGGTACGATGCTCACATAGGTTCTAGTGATAGGGTCATATCCAATATTAAATACACGTTCGTTCAATGTAATGGTCTTTTCAAATGTCATGGTATCCGCATTAAATACAGATAGGTTATTACCATTTTTCAAGCCATTGGCAAGGTAAATCTTATTCGTATTCTTGTTGTAGCACATAGTGTTGCAATGGCCCATGCGGTCAGGGTCGCTAAACTTATATGTACCTACGATTTCAAAAGTATCTGGATTGAGTTCATATAAGTTTTGTTTTGTACCATCACCATTGATGCATGCTAGCACAAACACATTCTTTTTATCATTGTAAGTAAAGCCTTGACATTGGTTAACCTCATCGCCATATTGTATATTTTTAACAAATGCGATATTAGATGCACCTTTTAACATTGGTGTTTCAGTAGGGTAAAATGGCTTAATGTTATTGTATGTACCCATATCCATTACACTATCAACTGTATCAAACGAAACATGCTCATTTACTTTGTAGATGCCATTAGGAATTAACAATATTTTATTTTTAAGATTGTCATTAGCACGTTTGAATGCTGCGGTATCATCGGCTACACCATCACCAACTGCCCCAAAGTCTTTAACAGAAACGATGCCATACAAGCTATCTTTTGGAATAAACTTTGTATCGGCTTCTGTTTTTGTAATCAATCCACCGCCATTAGGTAGTGCGATTTGCTCGGCTTTAGCAGCTGCCGTTTCTGCACGTTTTGCCGCATCTGTTGCCTTGATAGCGTTACTTGCGATTGATGTTTGTTTATTATCAATGTCTGTTTTGAGCGAACGTGCTTGACTAACCAAATCATTAATATCACGCTTATCAACTGTGGTTTGTCCTGCGTATGCTTTCGCATCGGCTACTAGCTTTTCTGCTTTTACTACATTAGCACTCGATGTATTAAGTGCCGTATTGCTAGTCGCTAGTTTATCATCAACTGTACGGCTTAATTCTGTAATTTCACCGCCTAGCGTTTTAATTGTTTCTGCATTAGCGTTGATAGTTTCGCTTTCTGCCTTGATTTTTTCGTATGCATTGATAGCATCATTTGCTGCCTTTGTTGATGTATCTACAATCTTACGTGCAACTGTTGTTGCATCCTCATCACTACCTACACGGATTAATAAGGCTCGGTTCATTTTCTCCTGCATTTCTTGCAAAATCAACGTCACCTTATCTGTCATGTGTTCGATATTTTGAAAAGGGTACTCATCAGGTAAATCTGTATCTTGTTTAATTGGTGTTCTACGTTCAAGAATAATCTTATGCGTATTGTCTAATGGATCACCATCAGCAGGATATGTTAAAGTTTTGTTTTCTTTGTCATAGTCGATATTGCTTGTTTGTAGGCTTTCTGTGCCGTCCGCATCAACCATGATTAAGGCTATATCTTCAACTTTGTAAAAGTCATACGGCCATATCCACTTCTTATTCACTCCATCACATTGATAAACAACACTAGGTTTATTGACCTCTGGTATCATATTTGTTCCCCTTTCTAATAAAGTAGGACTACCCATTATTGAGTAGTCCTTTTTGATTAATGTTTATCTTTTTTAGATTTTTTGTCTTTCAATCGTCTATCAAACATGATAGCCATAATGACATCTTCTAGTTTTGCATCCGTATCGGTTAGTGCAAATTTAGCTAATGTCCATAGTCCATCTGTTACAGTATCACTAAAACCTGTGATGCGGTTAGATACTTGTGATAGGCTTCTACCTATATCAACAGCACCTTTGTTAGGCGATACAATCGCATTTCCTACATCATATAGTTTTTCAACGATTGATGCGGCCATTACTGTATTCCCTTTATTGAATACCTTTTCACCTAGAATGTACTTCATCGCCATATTGGATATATCACGCACAATAGGTACACCCATTGTAGCTTGCGATACTAATTCCTCTCCAAAGGATTTAACTAAATCTTCTGGCTTGTCATCATCTCCATTTGTCATGGCTTTGTATACCATCATGCCTAGTGCTTGTGCCGTCAATGTCCACCATAGCATCCGCACGAATTGTCCATAGTTTCCTTGGTCTTTCCGTGCATAATTACCCTCAGCAATGATGTTGTACAAGGTATTAGCGTAAGAATAAAATGGTACAAATAGTTGAGTAAGTGCATTTCTTGAGCGTTGGATGCCTGCACTGTCTTTTGTATCGCCGCTACCGAATATATCTCTTACGGCTCTATCGCCAGCACTAATAGCTTCTTGCTCTACAAATTCTGCGATTACTCCCTCAACGCTTTGTAATTCAAGTACTTTCTTATCGTAGGCAAATTTCCATATAGGAATAGACAATGCGAAATCGGTTTCCGTTAACAGTCTAAATCCCATTTGGTTAATATCATCACGGATATTAGCTAATTGTTCAGCCTTGTAACCACCAACATTTGTATCGCCAATGCGTAAGCCTTTGCCCTCAATAGATAAGCCTTGTTTCAAATCCTTATCTAGTGTTTGAACACGTTCCCTCATAAAGATTGATTGACCTAAAACAAAATCACGTGTTGCGTTATACTTGGCTGTACCTACACCATAGAACCCCATACCAGCATCACTAATCGCTTTGAGTGTATTCCCTACACCTATACGATACATAGCAACAGGAATGTTTAATGCATTTTGTAGTGCTACCGATACACGGCCAGCCATAACTGCTGTAGAGGTGTTTTTCTTGAGTGTCATTACTAATCTACCCCATGCATCGAGTTTTGCTGCTTCATCTTTCCAGTTATCTCTAACCCATGTACGCAAGAATTGATATGTTTCCATGCCAAATTTATCAACGATGTACTCTTGGAAACGGCTATTGCCTACTAGCTTATTTACATCGGTTACTGCTTTACGCATGGTAACGTGATTAATAGCCTCTGTAATCGCATTAGGGATAACATCAAAATCAAGCATCAATGACTTGCCTTTGACTACATCAAAACGTGATTTAGTAGCACCCATACCTGTACCAAAGATTGCATTACTAGCAATCATCGTTTTAGCAATATCCTCTGTTTCAAAGTCAGATACTTTAGCACTTACTTTAGGATTGTACACAATAGGGAAATATTGGCCTTGTATTTCTCTACCACCAATTGTAAACGTAATACCTTTTTCTTTTTTCAAAGGGTTTCCGTACAATTCCTCTTGAACCTTACTTCGCTCTTCATAGAATGAATTGATATGTTCCCATGTGCGGATAACAAATTCCCAGTCCTTATCCGTCATGTATTCTTGGAACGCTCTCTCCATTTCTACTTCATTACTTTGGATAGTTTCCAATGCACGTTGTCTATTCTTTTCTGTTCCCCAGTTTAATGCAAGCATGATGATTTGCTCTTTGGTTACGTTGCGTAATTCACCTACGCTATATAGATGATCATTGCGAACATCAAATAGTTGTTTCTTGGAATATACTGCACTTACATCCCTAGATAATCGATACATAGATTTTTCTTTGTACTCGTTAAATTTCTGAGTAGCTTTATTAATTGGCTCGTAAATATATCTAACTGCAGGGCCATTCTTTCCACCATCCAACCTGCGCAAGAATGTTTCAGCCTTCAATAATGATAAGTTAAAGTTATTCAATGTGTTAGACAATGCATCTGCACGGCTGCGGTTGTTTAACTCGTTGAATACATTTCCATTATCTCTACCAAATGTTTCGGCTGCCTTATCAATGATTTGGAATATAGCTTCATCGAATGTAACGTTATTTCCTTTTTCATCAATTAGTGTACTTCCCTCATATTGAGTTCTACCGCTTTTGTACATACCTGTCATGAGTTCCTCTAACTGTTCGAGTTCGCTCATTTTAAGAGTACTAAACGTTCTAGGTGATTTAGCATCGAACATTTCGTATATCCATGGCTCAAGTTGTACAGTCGCTTCCTTATCACCCATAATATCAGCATCTGCATCGAGTGCTTTAATTACGGACATCATGTCAAACCCATTAACAGGTTGCAAGCCATCATACTTAGTCAATCCCATTTGATATGCCATATGCGTATAGAAATAACGCATGTTAGGTTCAATCATGATAGGGTTTTGACTACGTGTCATGCGGTTCAATTGGTCTAACAATTTAACACGCAATTTTTTAATAGCTTTTGAGTTTTCAAACGCTACTCTTGCTCTTGCTTGATTAAGCATTTGAGATTGTTTAGCATGTAATGCTTCATCTACTTTACCAGTAGCCAATGCACTATCTGCTTTCTTGCCATCTCTTACGGCTTGATTTTGGTATTTCTTATACTGGCTAGCTTGAGATAAGGTCAAATCACCTAATTCTCTTTTAGCACGTTCCATGTATTTCGGAATTGTACCAAATCCACCATCACGAATTGCACGAACCGCATCAATACGTTCTTGCAACGTATCCATTAGCTTTTCAATTCGTTCTTCCTTAGATAATACTTTATTATCCATGCGTTCTTGCATGCGCTCTTGCAAACGTTCTTTTTGCTCTAGCACTTTATCAAGTCTATTCGTGATCGCTGTTAAGCGTTTAGACAATTCGTTATTTTTATCTTTCAAATCAAGTTCACGTTCTCTAGCTTGTTCTTGTATTTGCTCCTGTTGTGCTTTTAGGTTATCGATTTCATCATTGGCTTTATCTAATTCTTTTGAAACACTTCCTAACTCTTTATCAACTTTTGCTTTATCCTTTCGTAGCAATTGTTCTTTAGTTAGTTCTTGCTCAATCGGTGCTAGTTCTGCATCTAGGTTTTCACTATTTACATCTAGCTTTTGCAACTTATCCAATAATACCCAGTTTTTAGCTAGTTCCTTATTGGTATGGGCTTTAATCAAGCGTGCTTCCTCTTGTGTAAGTTCCATTTGACCTTGATTGGATAGCAACATTTCTTCGGCTATTTCTTGGTTGGATTTGCCTGCGTTCGGATCATTAACAAACTCATTTCTAGCGTTTTCCATTTCCTGTGCTACTGCTTCATCGTAAGTACTGCCAGCTTCCTCACGTTCCGTTTTTTCTAACCCATCAATAGTTTGGTACTGCGTATCTTTCAATGCATCCGCACCAAATGCCATATATCGTTGGTGTTCTTTGTAGATAGGATATTCTTCGACTAAACGCTTTTCGATTTCCGCTTGTACATCGTCTTTCACTTCTTCCCATTCTTTAATAGGTCGATTGTCTAACTCTTTCATGTACTTACGCATTACACGTTCTTTTGCTTTTTCTTTAATGTCAGCAATGTAGCCTTGTACTCGTGCCTGTTCGCTTTCGCTCAACTGTTGATACAATTTTGTATTTTCAAATTGCTCTAATGCTTGCTCATGTGCGTAGTTTTCAATATCATCTTGTGTCGCTATCATGCGTGCCATTATATCCTTAATGTCAGATGGTACTTCGCCGCCTAATCGTTGAACACTACGATAAATACGAGTTAACCATTTAGAGAATTGACGGAATACTCGTTGTAGTCCTTTTGTTGGTGCTTCACCACTTCGCAAGTAGCTTTCCCAACCTCGTGCGAATTTCTCGTGTGCTTTGGTGTTATCTACGTTTTCACCATCAACCCAACCACTCCACTCTTTCAACTTGTTCCAATCCGTTACAAGTTGACTAGGTGCATTGTCCATTGATGCTAGTTTTTGAATATCATCAAAGAATACGTGGCCCATTTCGTGTAAGAATGTACTTCTATCTGCGGTTTTGAAAATGCTGATAATACGTTCACCATCACTCATAATCTCTGTCATGCCATTAACAGATTGGTTGTACTTTTCAATGACTTTAATTGCCTTGTCATCGAACACTACATAGCATCGTCCGTCTTGTTCGCCATCGTAGTAGATGCCTTTTATACCGATACTATTTAAAAACTCACTAGCCTTTTTAGCATTTTTCACGTTATAAAGATTAAAATGTTCATCATTACCAAGTGCATGAGATAAAAACGAATACAACTGTTTACCAACAATATTTGTTTTTTCTAATGCACCATATACATCAGTCTTAACATTCGAGATAACTTTTTCTTCACGTTCACGCTCTAATTGTTTTTCTTTTTCGTATTCTGGAAATAACTCATATCTAAACTTTTCGTATACATTTTTTAATAGTTCATCGTTACTAGCTATGGTATCAATATCTTCATCGATGCCTACTGTTTTTAAAAATCTATCAACATTTCTTTTTTGAATTTTATTTATGTCATTTATTGTTTTGTTTTTGTTGTGCAGTTCAGATATTATGTACCCCACATCGATAAAGTGCGTGTATTTATTAACCCATTTATCACCAATGATTGAATCTTTATGATATTTAATTAATAGGCTTGTAAAACGTTCTAGTTGTTCATCTGACATTTTATGCAATCCATTTTTCAAGCTATCTCTTACATATCGACTATATCCAGAAATAGGGTATTGCTCTGGTAATAACTCTGTTTCATTTGGTATTTCAACTTTAAATAAGCTGCTTTTGTTAGAACCTTGTAATTTACTCAATACATCTTTATATTGCTTAGATACTTTCTTATCTTTGGCAAAATATAATCCCCAACCATGTACTTGATTACCCTCACCAGTACCAATAGCACCTAAATCAAATGTATCAAAATCATGTGGTGAACCATGCCATGCGGATTGGTAGTACTGATAATTATGTTTCTTTCGGAGCTTGTCTAAATCATTTTCGTTTGGTATACTATTAATAATATTAGACCAACTAACACTCATTTGTCCGCTTGATTGGACGTTATTGACTGTTAGTTGGTTTATTTTTTTTGTATTAACATATAACAAATCGCCATTATTTATCGCATTAGAGTACCATGTATTATTAACTCTAGGGAATATACTTTTAACCCTAGTTTGATAGCTATTTCTTCCGCTTTGAACATCAAAAACCAACGGCACATGAACAAGGTTATTTTGTGTATCTCTTAATTCAACAACGGAAATAATTTCACCTTTTACCGATGCATTAGCAACAGGGTCAAAGTTTTTGAATATTGCAATCGGATTAGATAACGCCCCTGGTAATTGTTTCATAACATTTAAATCAAACTTATGTGCATGCTTAGTGTTGAACACTTTGTTAAGCATCTTTGTTGTTATATAAACATCACCAGTTGTAAATTTATAGTCAGGATCTTTAATTGTACTAAATACTAAAGGTGCTGACATTATTTTATTTACACCTTGTTTAAGCGTTCCGTTTTGTAAATCGTTTAATATTTTTCCCCATTGAGTTATATCGGCTTGTAATTTTTGATGCATTGCCAATTGTTGTGCATACCCTTTTTGGTTTTCTAAAACCGCATCCATTTTGATTTGCACGCTATCACGGAAATAATCCATAGCAGTATACCCACCACGGCCCATTTGTCGCATATATTGTGCCATTACATCAGCATGTTGTGCCATCAACAACGCATTAGCTTTTGCCGTTTCACGTTGTTTTCTATCGGTACTTTCGCCAATCGCTTTAACAACTTTGTTGTACACTTCATAGCCACTCTTGGATAATTGCATCCGTAATGCTATATCGTTATCCGCTAATGTGAAAATCTTATCATGCAATCGCTCAAGGCTTTCAATTTGTTGTAGCGTATGTTCCATGTCAGCATGATGGATATTGCTTTGGTTAAGTGCTTCCACATTGTCAGCAAATGCAGTTTGTGCTTTTGCTACGCTAGAATGAAACGCTGCACGTCTACGTTCTGCATTCGTGCGTGGTGCTTTACCGCCATTATTAGATTTATAATCAGTCAACCATTGTGGCTCTACACCACTTGCTGTAGCTTCTTTAATATCATTGTCCATGTTGTCAAAGTCGCTTGCGTAGTTTTCACGATAGTCTTGCACCAGGTCTTTGTACAAGTTATTATACGCTTGCTTAACCTGTGTAGGATTAGAGAATACTTGGTCTAGTACTTCACGATCTACATCGTTTGCATCTTCAAATTCATCACGGATAATGCTTTCTTTAACACGTTCGGCTTTCTTTTCTGTTGCATCAACTAGATTGTTATTAAAGGCTTCCACTTCCGCTTTTGCACGTTCAAGGGTTTTCATAGACATACCGCCACGAGTAAAGTATGTACTTTCTTCTAGTGCCTTTACAGTTTCTTCCGTCAAGCCACCGCTTAATTGTGCATACTTTCCGATTGGTACAGGAATATCTGCATCAGCTTCAATGCTCTTTGATACTTCCTCTTGTGTTACCAAACCGCTATCAATCATATTTTTAATGGCTTGTTGGCCCTCTTCGGTTTCTGCCATTTCATTGACATTCACATATGCAGTAGATACACCTACATTATCGCCCTGTGCTTGTACAATCTTTCCGTACAACTCAGGGTTTTCTTTTGCCATTTTATTTGACGATGCATCTTGCTTTAATGCTTGCATGATAGCAGTACCATTTCTATTTTGCTCAGCCATGATTGCATGTTGTTGTTCTTCTGGTGTTAGCTTTTGAAATTCGTGAAAGGCTTTCATAGTGTGGATTCCACTCACACCGCCACCAATTGCACCCAAACCAATAACGGCTGGCAATGCTTGTAACATTGCACCGCCTGCACCTACTGCCATATCACCTATGGAATATACTCCCTCAGGGTCATTAGCATTGCGGTATAGGTTATGTTGGAATTTCTCATTGATGTCTTGCAGGCCCTCTTCGACTAATTCAGAACCGCCAGCTTTAACAGATGCTTTCGCCATTTGTGCAACAGTAGTACCGATACCTCTATTGAATGTTGCTATCGTATCACTTGTAGCACCTTGTAACACTTTCGACATAACCGCTTTTGGCGCTACCTTACCTACACCCTTAATCATAAAACGTGTAGATGCCATTTCGATACCTGTATCAACTGCAGCATATGTCATAGCGTATTTATAGGCTTCATCATTAGAGTATACTTTATTACCATTTGCATCACGTTTATTGATGAGTTCTAGGTATTTGTTACCGAATGACATTTTGTACATTTCGTATGCCATGTCAGCACCGCCACCCCATTTAGCACCAGTTGCTGCGCCTGCGCCTATACCTACACCATCGGTAGTTAAACCGCCAATTACCGCACCAATTGCACCGCCTATGATTGCACCTGTACCGCCTTGTTTACCCATCATGTATGCTTGTGCTGCCGTATCACCAACAATAGATTGTAACGGATTTAGAGCATCAGTTTTTCTGTATTGTTGCAAGTTACCTTGCAAGCGTTCCATTTCATCGTTGAGTTCTTTAATTCTATCCGTATCGGTGGTATGTGCCATTTCAAAACCAACATCACCTAGTTTCATTTGGTCATTCATGGCCCATACGCTTTGTTGGATACTATCAAAAATACCACGTGTAGCTTTTACTGATTGTAAATTTTGGATAGCTTGAATACCCTCGGCTTGTGAGTTGTATTTAACTTTATACATTTCTGGGTATTCATCATAGATTTCTTGTACTGTTCTACCTCTATCAACTTGTGCAGCTAATGTTGCAGCAGTTCTAAACCCATCTTCATTGCTATTCATGATTACATCAGCACCGATATTTAGTTTATTAGCATATTCTAATGCAGCATTGGCTTTCAACTCATCATTATTATATTTGAATTGTAATGCTGATGTTCTGAATGTTGCATTGTATGCAATGCTAGGGTCAATGCCTGTTGCATCTGCAATAGCTTTTAATCTATCAGCAACAAGCATTTTATTGTCATTACCTGTTGTATCAACTATGAACGGCTTATCTTTTACAGTATCAGCAATAGATGATACCGCATCAATAGCATTGCCAATAACACCATTAACAGGTTTTAACTCTGTTTGATGCTCGTCTAAGTTGACTGTGCCGTTCGGTTGATACTTGTTAAAATGCCATTGATTAGCCATTATGCTATCTCCTTAATTATCTAAATCACCAAATGTTTGATGGAATGTACGTTCATCGTAATCGTTGTAATCGCCGTTTTCGTCCGTACCACCATTTCTATATAACCTTACGTAGTGTCCGCCATCATCACCTATTACAGGCTTGTAGTCTACATATCCTGCACCACGCAACGTTGCAAGTGCCACATTACTTTGATAGTTTTCTCCGCTTTCCCAGAAATGGTCTACTTGTGTTGTTTGTATAATTTTAGGGCCTGCAATTTGATTTGCATACCATATCTGATCACCAACGCTTGGTGGTTCTCCATGTTCCATCATGTACTGTTGATACCATGCACTAAAATCTTTTCTAAAACCATCTTTAAACAAGCCTTTTTGACTATCTTTTAATCCGTCCATTGCATCACTCATTACAGATTGAACGGCGGATAAATCAACAGAATATGAACCTGTTCCGTTATCTCTATCCGTTAATTCTTTGTTTAATTGGCTCATTTCTTGCATAGAAAGACTTCCATTTTCTGCTGCGTATTTCAAAATATCGCTAGCAGGTGTACCATTTTGTATCATCTGTACAATGTTAGTTTTGTATGCTGCATTATTAGCTGCAGTCGCTTCTGCTCGTTCCGCCGCTATATATCTATTTCTAACACCACCAAATGCAAGTGTTAGTTCCTCGTTACCTGCAGTAGCGTTATCAAGAAAATTAGCTAACTCAGCATTAGATGCGCCGTTTTTTTGCATTTCTAAATACTGTAATTGAATAGCTTTCTTTTGCCTATCTAACTCTTCAGCACGTGCCTTTTTTCGCTTTCCAACTTCAACATCATATGCTTTTAAATACATATTGCGTTCTTCTAACAACTCCCCATCAGTTAATTGTCTACCGCTTCCACTAAACTTACCGATACCAACTATAGGGTAAATATCAGCACCAACAATGGATACACCGCTACTACCAGCTTGTGCGACTTTACCATCCCCCATATATACACCTACATGTGTTACCCCTTTATAGGCTTTATCATCTGAGTTAATAGCGTTAGGGTCATCACTTGTTGCCCATCTAGCTTCGTTACTTGGAACGTGCCAGAATACTAAATCGCCTTTTTTAGCCTGTGAAATATCGGTTGTAAGTTTTCCCTCTTGTTCTGCTTGTAGGTATTGTCCATCAGCCGTTCTATAATTCAAAGTAACCCCTGCGCTTGCTAATGTATCAAGTGTGAATTTACCGCAATCAGTAGCATCTCCACCATCACTACCTAGCACATAAGGCTTACCGATAGCACCATTTACTGCACTATCCAATGCAGCAATATTGATAGAACCCCCTTTGTTTTGATTTCTTAATTCATTTACATATGCATCGGCTGCTTTTTCTCGTCCACCCTCACCATATGTATCAACATCGCCAGAAATCTTTCCATTTATAGTTTGTTGCGAATTCACTTGTTGAAACGCTGCATCAGCCTTGGCTAGTATTCCCTCGCTAACCCCTGATTGCCGTAACGCTGCAATAACCTGTGGGCCGTATTTTATATCGTTTCTTGTTACCGCTTCATTTACAACACTTTGACCTATAGTATCGAATACTTCTTGCTTTTTACCCTTTACAAATTCTTCGCCACGATCACCATACATTAATTCGATATTCTTACCAATACCATCCAATGCAGTTTGTACTACATTAGGGTTATTAAAACCAAGCACGGCTATTTGTTTAGATTGGTCTAGGTTGTTATTAAAGGTAACATCCTTGTACTTCTCACGTTCTGACCGCTCGTGTACTTGAACCCTTGTGCTATTGGCGATTGTATCGTTATCAGCCATTCTTAAAAACCTATCTCTAATTCGATTATTGTTAGGTAGATTATCTAGTATTTCATGTCTAGCCTTGCTTTCGATTTCGTTAAACGAATAACCTATATTAGCTGCACCGCCTAATGAAGTATGCAGTAATCCGCTATCCTCATTTGTTAGTGCATCTGAAATGCGTTTTTTGTAATCTGTTTCAGCGTTCATGTAGGCAATGTTTAAATCTTCATCAAGTTTCTTTTGATACTGTTCGTTAATATTAGCAATACCATTGGCGATGCTACGCAATCCGCTTTGGTCTGCGCCATACGCAATTTCATTTGCGTAATTGTGTATTTGTCCATTAATGGTATTTAGTTGTTCTTGGCTTTCATAATTAACAAGTTTCATATCAGCCTACCTATATCTAACCTTACGTACAGTAATAACAGATGATGGCCCTGTGCCGTTTTCCATTCGCATTGTGTCCGCTTGTCGCATTCCACTAAATGCATCAAACGTTGTATCGCCACCATATACAGTTTTGTACTTTTTAGTACTTGCGCTACTACCTGCATATTGTTGTTTCAATCCGTACATACTAGATGCACCACTCAAGATAGTACCGAGCATTTGTAATCGCCCTTGCGTTTTCGCATTAGATGCAGCTGCTCTTGCGCTACTAGCTTCATTGCGATAATTAACACCATTAAGATATTCATTGTAGATACTGTTATTCTTATTAGTTTCCCAATTGTTAATATCCTTGTTATATTCATCGTAGCTACTAGCCATTAATTGTAATGGTGTACCACTCATGGATAAGCCTGTAGCGCCTGCTTCTGCAGTATTCTGACCTGCAATCAACCGCATTTTATTGTCCATCTTATCACGCTCTTGTAGTGCTTGGTTGGCAATATCCTGTTGCTTCCTATCAGATATTCGTGCATTAGCTTCTGCTGCCTGTGCCTGTGCGTTATACATTGCAGTTTGCGCTTTTGTTTGTTGATGTTGCCCCCATAATTGAGTAACCATTTGACCTGCCATCAATGCAATAGGATTACACATTCACATCCCCCTTTCTCAACGTAAATAATTCCATTCCGTTATGTGTAATATCAGAATGAATAACCGCCCCTAGTGATGTAAGCCATCGCTTCGAGCGGTTATTTTTCTTATGTATGAAATTGAATAAACATTCATGAGTGGATAACCACTCTTTTATGATTGCGTTACTTCGTTTCAGAAATTCTTTTTGCAATTTCAAATTCGTATCCAGTATCTTATTCCCTAGGAAATAAATACAGTACATTCCGTTGATTGGCTTTTTTGAAATTCCATATACTGCTATTGGTACATCGTTCTCAATTACAATGTGGTTTTCGTAGTCATCACTACATATATCCCTTACAAAATCATTTTTTCCATAATTCGGAAAATTTTGGCTCGCTATATTGACCTCTAAGGTGTCTATGGCTCGCAAGTTGATATATAAGTCGTGAATTAATGAAGTGTGCCTTACAGGGCAAATCTCAAAGTCCTGTAACATTTGGAAAACCACCACCTATTTCTATTTCTCTTGTAACGCTTAAAAGGTTAAATGGATAAGGTTTTTCGTGCAAAATACATACAGATGCATCGGTTGAGTACACTCCATCGAATTTTGGCAATATACACACCTTATCGCCACTATATAACTTGAGTGGCGGTAATGAAATATCATCCATATGATTGAAGTTTCTTCCGATTTTGCCACCGAACGAATTTAAGATGTTTATCGATAATCTACTCATAGTTAATTGTCGGCCTTGTAACGTTCCATCTTGTATTTGCATTTCAATACTTGGAATACGTAATCGTGTAGTGTAGTTAATACCAACGGCTACGCTTTGCGCTTTACCATCAATATTAATAATTGCCGTAGGTGGTACTTCCTTAATTGTCCGTTCCCTACCATTTACAACGATTTGCACATCCTCACCAATCAGATGAGGTACTGTGATAGTACTGATATTCTCTGTGCTTGTTTGTCTAATATAACAATCCATGTATATGTTGTTATTATCAGCGTTATACATTGGCTCAAATCGTTCTATGCACATCACTGTACCGCTTTTAAAATCACGCTCAACGATTACATACAAACTGTCTTGTTCGCCCTCTGCCACGCTCTCAGCATATTTGTATTTACCTTTTGTGGTGAAGTGCGACCATGCATACACCTTTTGCTCAGGAATATAAGTTAGACAATCGATATTGCCATCATCTGTAACGTAGTAAACGATACTATCTGGATCTTGTGCATAAGCACTTGTGATAAAGTTACGATACTTTGTTAAATGCTTAACGAATAGAGTTAGGTCAGCCCCTGTGTAGTTATCACTTTCATATGAGTAACCTAAATCACGCACTACACACCCTCTAGCTTGTACGTACACGCATCTATTCCCTATATATTGTGGCTCACATTCAGATGCACCACGTTGGGTTTGTGTACGTAGATTGCAGTTAGTCGGTGTGATAGTTTTTGAACCATCAATTATCCATTCGTTACCACTCGTCAAAATCAATAAATCATTAGCAGGTATCAAATGTCTAATATCATACATTTTGCGGTTAATAACTGGTAGTGTGATTGCACTATCATCTGTAATCGTACCGCCTACCTTTTCTACACCAAAGTTGGAATAATCGCCTGTGCGACTAAACCATATGTAGTTAGGATATTGATTACTAGATGCTAGGATAAATCGGTCTTGGTAAAACGTACATACACGAGGATAACCAAGGCCTTTGCCCCATTGTCCAAATCTAAATTTAGAGGTAGCTTCATTTTCTACAACGCTATTCAATACATTTACTTTAACGTGCTTACTATCAACAAATTCTTTAATCTCAATTACACCATAGTTAGAATGTGGCAAGAGTGATAGGTCTACATTAACGCTACCACCTTTCAAATCAGATACAACTTTCAATCTAGCACTAGGTGTAACCTTGCCTGTGTCGGTTACGTTGTAGTCATTGTTGGATGTATATATCCTGTAATCTTTCCATGTAGTGCCATTATCATTGCTAATTTGGATTTTAACTGTACCATTCCATGTACCATGTGATGTGAACTTCCATGATAAATCCTCATCAGCACTAAATTGTTCTACATCGTAATTGATATTATTGTAATCCTCACCAACAAGTCTACTATATCCGCCGTGTCTTTCACGTGTAACATATTCAGTACGTTGTATTACTTCGCCAGTTTTACTGGTGCTTACTGCTTTAACAAAATGTTCAATCTGCATGACTGAACCAACCATATCAGCATTGAATATATCTTTTGTAGCGGTTAATGTATCGCCATTCAAGATTACAGTACTTTCTTTGTCTATGTTGACTTCGCCGTATGGTTGCTCTGACAATTTATATGTATCAAATCGCCAGTCTGTATCACTATATCGTGATAACGTTTTAACAGGGTATTTACCACTACAAATGAACATTACATCACCACTTTGGATGCAGTTCAATTTATCAACTATATCACTTTCAAAAGGTGTTTCAAGTTCAATACCTGTATAGATACCATTCCGCCACACTCGGATATACTGCTCTCCGATTTCAAGCAGGAATGATTTGTTCTTTTCTGCCGTAAACTCAAACAGTCTTGTAGACTTATCCTTGTTTTTGACTTGCCCTATATACTCTGACCCTTGCCGTCTAGCCACCGCCCCGTAAGGTCTAATGACTGCATTTTCTGCTAATAACAACGCACCTTTAAACTGATCTAAGTCGAACCGCCTAGATACATCAGGCGAAATCTCACCAGTTGTAAATGCAAGTTGTGATATATACATTGGTTTCATGGCTACCAGCTCCTTGCTTTTACGTAATTAGAAATATATGGCATATCTTGCCTACGTTCTTTAGCACTCAAACTCTTGGCCTCTTGCGTTGCTGCTTGATAGAGTTTATAGCATTGGTCAAATAAACCACTATTACCAGTTAATGGCATGGCTAATTCTGCCCCCATTTTAGACTTCAAGGCCTGTACGAATACAGGACTGAATACATCTATATCTTGCACATCGTACACGTAATCGATGTACGCAAGCGGTACATCACTAACGATATACTTTGTGTTATCGTCAAATGTAAATACATCAAATTCTTTTTGCCTATCCGCTCTAAATCGTTCACCTTTAGGAATTACCCCAAGGATACGGATGCACTTTTCAGGATACGCATAAACAAATTCATAGCCAGCTAGTTTATGTTCAGATAGTACGCACTCTTCACGCTTTCGTGCAAAATTCCATTCGTATTGAGATAGTAGCATCTTGCGTGTCGCATCATAGTGCAATCTGCATTGTCTAGCCGTTTCTGTTTCTTCATCAAGGCCGTATATCCTACCGCCATTGATTAATGACAAAGCCATGTTGCAAATATCAGTAGGTGTCATATTGCCCCCTTTGTAGTAAAAAAGAGGGATGCATACGCACCCCTCATTCTGTTATTCTGCAGGTTTTTCCGATTTCTTACCACGTTTCTTTGGCTTATCTTCTCCAGTTCCATCTGTAGCATCGGTTTCATCTGTAGCATCAGTTTCATCTGTAGCATCGGTTTCATCTGCGCCTACAGTTTCAAACAAAGTATCGAAATAATCTTTGTCATATTCTGCGACTTCTTCTTTTGTGAATGTTACTGTTTCACCCTCATTAAGTAAGCCTAATGTATTGTGATACAGTTTTTTCTTAACAATATATTCCATGTGTACCCCCTATACTAAACGTACATCTGGTGTTAAGAATGCAGTGATTGTACCTGCAGTCATGTTGTTAGCATTGAGTTTTAAGTATTTCTTAGCACCACTTGCCAAGCGTACTGCAACTTTAGTACCTGCTTTAGCGTTAGCTTGTAATGTAATACCATGCAACAATACCGCATTGGCGATGTTTTCAGTATTAGATGTGTACAAATTAAACAATGGTGTACCTGTTACATCTTTATCAAGTCGAATGACAAGCCACAAGGCTTTTTCAGCATCACCGCCGTTACCATTCATAACAACATCGGAGTTGACATTAGCAGTTACTGCTTGTTTGTAAAAGAATGTATTTTGTTTATCGATATACATGTAGTTACCCCCTATTATTGTACTCGTGCTTCAGTAGACAATAACGCATCAGTTTTGCGTACTGGAATACCATTTGCACGAACCACTGTATGACCCATTTCTTGATCTTCAGAAATAGTATATTTGTGTGCTTCGTTCTTTTGCATACGTAAGAATGTACGTACAGTTGGGTTCATATACCATACCGCACGGCCCATACCCATATTAGGGATAAGTTCTTCCGCTTTAATCATCAAATTGATTAAGTCAGCACCAGTCTTAGCATCTTTAGTCAATGCAGTAACATCGATATTTGCGATACGTACAACATATCTCCAATCACGTACAGTTAAGCCTGTATCGAGTTTGTAGTGTGTGCGATAACCTTGGTATTGACCGCCGTCCGCATCTATCAATGTTTGTTCGCCTAAATCTTTATGAGTAATACCACCAGTAGAACCTTTAGGATAGATACCATGAACAGTATTTTTACCCCATACTACGAGATAAATAGATGTAAGGTTAGATGTACCACCTGCATCGATAATGTTTTTACCGCTATCTGCGGACTTATCATTATAACGTGCTGCCAAGCCTACAAATTTTTCTGGGGAATTTTCATCACCATAGAATAATGTAGAGGCCCATTCTTGGTTCATTGCTTCAAGGAAAGCATAATCTTCGGAAAGTCGGAATGCTGCGGAGTTGCCGTTCAAATCCGCCAAGGATTTATCAATTTCAGCGTACGCTTCCAACATACCGCAAGTATCTGTTACTTGTTTTGTTTTAGATTTACTAGGTTTTACACCATAGTTAAGCATGCGCCATGTAGCTTCTGGTAAGCCAGTACGTACAGTTGTTTTGTGGCCTGTAGGCAAATTGCCCTCAACCATTGTCATATCTTGTACGATTTCATTTGTTTGGTTCATCATTTCGATGATTTGTGCAATTGCGTTGTTAGGATCTAATCGAGATTGCACATCTAAAAGTGTTGGGTTCATAATTCCAATTGTAGCCATTTATTACTCCTCTTATTAATCACTACTTCATAGATGGATAAAGCATTTTTGCACGTTCCTCTTCGGAAATGTATGTGCTACCGCCTTGTCCGTTCCCTGCGTTGCTATCTTCGCTTGCCATACCAGCAATATGTGCGAATAGCTGAATTACTTCTACACGATTACCCAAGCCATTTTCAGCTAGGATTTCACGGATATTAGGAATTGTCTTTTCTACTGCTTCAACACCTGCGGCCGCTTGGCTAACAGTAGTATCGAATTTGCTTCCTAATACCTCACGAGCGTTATCTGCATACCCTTTGTATTGTGCATTGAGTGCTTCTTGCTTTTGGTTTTCGTAAGCAGTTACAAGGTTAGTTGCATATTGATTGCCAAACTTAGCCATTTGTAATGCTTGCTCTTGCGTAGCACCTACACCATTAAGCATTTTTGAAAACTCATCTGCGATGGTTTGGTCAACTTCTCCACCCTCGAATGCAGTTGAGAAATCATATACAGTAGGTTCTGCAGGTTGGTCGGTGTTAGTATCACCGCCACCACCTAAAATCGTACTTTGTTGGTCTTGTGTGTTCGTGTCCTGTGGTGTACCACCATTTGCACTATCCGTGTTATTGTTTGTGCCTTGTTCTAAATTTTCATCCATGGTTATTCACCTTTCTCTAATTCACTTTGTTCTAAAGTCTTGAAATATTTTTGCATCTGAATATTTTCTATTTGTGCTAGGTGATATTTCTTAACACCCTCTACACCATCGCCAATCTTTCCTAAATCGTTTTGTAACAAAATAGCAACAGCCCTCATTCCCTCATTAAAGAATGTTGTACTGTTGCCTGTGAATGATTGGCTATTCAGTTTTGCTCGGTCTAATATGCGATAAAAAAACCACCTACCAAGTTCATCACTCAGTACGTGGTTCAACGCTTCAATATCGCGCTCTCGCATATAATCTCTTTTTTGTTTCATCTAGTACCCCATTCCCATTAACTGTTGCATTACAGGGTTTCCATCATTTGCTGCATCAGTTGCTTGTTTAGCTGCACTAGCCATTTGAGGTGCTAATTGTGCTGCTTGCATCATTTGTGCTTGTTCCTCTTGTTCTTGTTGCGCCTGTTGTTGTTCTTCCATCTTAGCTTGGTATTCATCATTCGATACAATTACTTTTGCAGGTACACCGAGGTTAACACCATAATAATCCGCTGCTTCCTCAAAATTGAATTTTTGTAGGATATTAGGATTGCCCTGTGCCAATGACATAAGGAACGCAAAATACTGTTCGATTGAAGTTAATGAAGATACTTTCTGCGCCTGTGCCAATGGTGAAATGTACTCTATCTTCACATCTTGGCCGTTTAACTCTTCCGCTAATGCTTCATCGATTGGTGGAAACACACCTGCACGATCTAATATCGCATAGGTACGTTCGATAATCGGATTAAGAAATTCAGATAGTAGCCGTTCCACTACAGGCCCTAATTGTTGTAACTTCTCTTGCGTACGTTCCATTACTTCCCTTGCCGTCATTTGGCCGTTGTCCATATTATCTAGCATAAGGAATAAGTCAGCACTATACGCACGCTTGATACTGTCTTTAACTTCAATGATTTGTTGCATTATCCAATCTAGGTTGATACCTACGTTAAAAATAGGTTCAACTTTACCGCCTGTATCGACCTCTGTTATACCGCCAGGAAATAGTGATACGCTACCGATTACATCAGATGTTACGGCCATTGGTGGTTTTACACCGAGTTCAATTGCCGTCAATCGGTCTAGTTCTAATTTCTGCAACATCATTGCATCAGATTGTGCGAACCATGCACTACCTTTACCATAACCATTTAGATCATGCGTAGTGTGCCGTGCAATCGGAATAGGCCATTCTTCATAGCCACTATGTCGCAAGATTTCATCATCTCTACTCCCCTCAACCCAGTAAATAGAGGAGTAAGGCATGTTCTTGTTACCAAGTTTTCCGTTGCGGTCTTTGTTCTCGCACACTAACCAACAAACAGTATATACAGTGGCATTACCCTTGCCGTCATCGTATGCATTTTTAATCTTTTCGGTACAGTTATCATATCCAAACTCTTCCACGAGTTGGTCGCAAGTCATGTTATACTTCCGCCCAAACGTGTTAACTTCACCATTAGCATTACATTCTAATGCGTAAGTACCGATTGGATACGATGTGAAACGTACACCGACTTTACCATCAGGCATGATTGACATCGGCGCTTGTCCGAATGGTAACTCCATATAGACTTGGTGAACCACATTGTAGAAATTGGATTTTGCAAATACTGCATACAATATTTCTTCACGCTCATCTAATACTTTCGCTACATTGCTATTTGCTGCCATGTCGGTATTTTCCATGGTTAATTTAAACCACTTACGGCTAGGCGGCGTCATTCCACTCATTACACCACTGGCGAATATTTGGCAACTTTCCCATGCTATACCTGTTAGTATTTTGTCCGTGTATAGTTTCGATTGGTCTTGCTCACCATCGAACACACCAAGGAATGGTAATTGATAATCTCTTATCATCTTCCATTTCTCAACGTACTTTTGACGATTGGTGAACATCTGATTGAATTTAGCTTTTATTTTCTTGTAATCTTTAGGCTTTGTAACCTGCTTTTCTGTCGGTTGCCTTGCTAGGCTTGATAGTATAGTTCCCATGTTAACCGCCTAATGTTGTTTTGCCTGTAGATTGACTCAATGCACTAGCCAAGATGGTGCTGTCATAACCAGTTTTCTTGCGCTTCTTATCAGTGAACCATTGTTCATCTCTTTTTTGTGCCATATCATCAGTTTGTGCAACTGGTGATGGCGATGGTACTGGTTGCTTAATATCTGGTGTCTTAGCTTTCATACACATTCACATTCCCCCTTTACCCAAATGGTTTGTACTCTGTATTAGCTACTCTTCTGTGATTGCCATTTACTTTTTTAGTGACCCTAAATGCAAAGGTCAAGGCTAATGCATCGCCTTTATTTGGTGATGGTAAGCCACGCTCTTTCATGTCCTTTTTGCTTTCAAGTTGGATGCGTCCATTCTTATCAATGATCGCTTCGGGGCCTACCAAATCATCGTACAAGCCCTGTTCATTAGGAATTGAACCGCCCTCTTTTAGCCATTCTTTCATCTCGCCCCACATGTACGCTCGCATATTGAGATACATATTGTTAGGCGATGCACCACCAAAGGCAACTAACCGCCATTTTCTACCCATTGACTTACCAATGCTATAAATACCAGTTCCGTACCCTTGGTCTATGAATACTGCATCAGCTTTGTATTCGTCCTCAAACTGTGCAATAAGATTAGCCATTCGCATATCATCGTCATTCTTTTCAATCGTTGCCAAGCACTTTATAGCGTAACCATTACGCATCACGATTTCTAATGTATCGCCACCAGTCCATGCAGGGTCTACACCTATGATTACAGGTAGGTTATTAAACTCACCAACTCTGTACATCCGCTTTTGTGCTTCATCAACGATTGATGCGGATATGAATTGTGTGTCCGATGCACTAGGGAATATCCCTCGTACACGCACTTTTACAAAGTCGCTATCCTCACCATGAATATCAACCCATTCTTGCAGCTTCGCTTTGTTTGATATTTTAACAGTACGGCTATCTATCTGATAGGTAGTCCAATATGCACGATGCTTTCTGAAACATTCTCTAAACCTACCACTGTTACGTGTAGGGTTTCCAAACACGCACCATATAATCTCGGTTTCCTTATCTGTTAATGCACCCTCTGTTACTTCCCAAATCTTATCGGAAATAGCGGATGCTTCATCAAAGATAATAAGTATTCTGTTACCTTGATTGTGCAAACCTGCGAATGCTTCTGGATTACTTTCGCTCCATGGAATAGCATCTATTCGCCATGTTTTCTCATACTGCTTATCAGCACTAAACAATGCAGTAGCAGTATAGGTGAACAGTTCCTTGCCTATGAATAAGTTGCACCACTTGTTTAACTCGGCCCAAGTCTTAGACTTTAACTGTGTATCAGTATTAGCGGTTACAAATCCCCTCGTATTCTCATGTGTAGCAATAGCAAATAATATCAACAACGAAGAAAAGGCGGACTTCCCAATACCATGACCTGATGCAACTGCAATTTGTATTGCCTTAGCTAATGACTTTCCCTTGCGTAGTTCTTCGCCTATTTTAGCGAAAGTCTTTACTTGCCACTCATCAGGGCCGTCAAAGTTTTCAAGCGGTGTTCCTTTTTCTCCCCAAGGGAATGCGAAATATACAAAACCTAATGGATCATGCGTAAATGAACCCAACGCATCAATCAGTTGTGCCCTGTTGTACTTCATCTGATTTCACCCTTGCTTGTTTCATGCGGTCGGATATATCAATCTCTATTTCTGCATCAAGTTTTACCTTATCAGTAAATAGCATGTGCCGTTTACCCAATAACTCGGCTGCTTTGGTTCTATCCGCAATTGAGGTATCCAATCCGAATGCATCTTTTTCTTCGCCGTTCATAACCTTGGTTAGGTACTCCAGTACTTCATCAGCAGTTGCGATTGTGTTTTTGCTGCGCTTTTCCATTACATCATCTATGTATTTACGCACCTTTACTTTTCTTAACAGTTGACTTCCCTTACTTGATGCACTTTTTTCTGCATATCCAGCCTTAATTGCACTCTGTGTTGCATTGGTAGTCTTGATATACTCATCTGCAAATATTCGTTCTTTTTCTGTTAAGGTGCTAGCATCTGCCATATATCAATCACCACCTTTATATGTTCTAACTAAAAATAGCAGTACTTCATGTTGCTTAGTACTGCTATACTCACTTTCTTTCTTATAGAGTTGTCCTTGCTTGAACGTTTTCCCTTTCTTGTACTTATGAGGGAATGTCAGTTTGTATTCTTCCTCTGTGTACATTCGATTAACGATATATACCTTACAAGGCTTATCGTATTTGCTCCATGATTGCCTTACATCGACTACATACCGCCTACCATTCATTTGTAATGCTTTGAGTAGTTTCTTTATCGTTGGTTGATAATTCACATCAAACACCACACAATACCGACTATAATCAATACACCGCACACAATGGCTAGGCAATCAATAATACTTAATACGTTATCATCTCTATGTTCAAACGCATATTTTGCTTTCGCTTGTAGGTCTTTATTATCTAAATCTTGTGCAGCTTTTTTGAACAACGCTCTATCCTTAATGAATTGTTTAATTGCTTTAATCATTTTAGTACTTCACCACCTTTCCGCTTTAGCTTCCCATTAGATCTAACACACAAACCGCATGTACTTTTTCTTGCGTTCCCCTGTGTGATGTATGTTTGGCATAATCCGTCATACTCAATGACATTAGCCGTACATTTCCCTTTCTTGTTGTTCAAGCATTTACTCTTACAACACAATATATCAGTCATCATTTCTCCCCTTTTGATAACTTTATACAAAAAATGAGATATATCGCCGTGGATATACCTCATTATGTGATAGTTTTATTCATTTTTATTGCATACTCAAAACCAAAGTTATATAGTTAGCTATTCGCCAACACGAGTATATGAATTGTAATCATGGTTAGCTCACTCTGTCTAACTCTCGTACAATACTCGGTTCCCAACGGAACATATAGCTTTAGTTTTCAATATGCAATTGCACTCTCTAAACTAATACCGCCAGTTGTTTGTAGTATGTAACATTTTTTCGCTTAAGGTTTTATCTCATGAAACGTATAGTTGGTTGTTATTGCAATATTGGAAAGGATTATATGTGCGGTATTAGTTTACAAAATGCAATATAAGAGGTGCGGTGCAGTTAGAAAATAATATAGATTGTAATGACTTAGAAACAATACTCGTTGATTTTCAAATACAAAATATAAAACCGCACCTCAATTGCTATTTAGTTTTTAGAATTGCTCATTGGCAACTCTTACACCTTATATTCTACTATATATAGACTTGGACTTATACGGACATTTGCGGACATTTGCGGACATTTGCGGACAACTTTTCGCCACATTCAATCAATGCTCGTTGCTTATATCGTTTCGCCTGTTTAGTTGAGTAATTTCCAATCATCTTGTACGCATCTTCCGTTGTGGTATTCAATATGTACTCATATCTTAGAATGACCGCTCCTAGTTTTTCATCTAGGCTATCAATCAATGTGATCGCATCGCATTTTAACTCTGATAATTCATCAATACGCTTATCACGTTCTGCTACTGTATCAATAAATCTAGCTACGCTCCCCTCTAACCCTTGCGGAGTTCCACCGCCTGTTACTCGGTCTTTTGAGTAATCAATCGCACCTATAGATGTAAGGTTCACTCTTAACTGATTGATTTCTTCTTTAATTGATGCAATCTGTACATCAATTAACTTAACAGGTTGTAGGTACTCAACCGCCTTTTCTATTAGTTGTTTTTCTTCATATTCTTCCAAGCATTCCACCTCACTATTTAAACGCTAGTTCCGCATACTCCCAATTAACAGGTTCAAATGCTCTTTTCCGTACTGACCTTGTATATTCTTCTAATGACATTCGTCCTTCTCTCAAATCGAACATACTTATCATTACTGCAATGTTTACACCACCTATACAATATTCAGCGAAAATACCATCTGGCCTTCTTCTTATAATAGGCTTATATATATCGTTCCCATGCACTATTGTTAATGCACTTGATAATAGTTCAAAGTCAATCATAGTTACCTCTTATGATAAGGCGGATATTTCACCGCCTATATCCCTTACTTAAACAATGGTAAAAACATCACGATTGTTATGCAAATCAACAACACGAACGCCCATATTAATACACCCATTGATAAAATCGCAAACAAATTTTCATTTCTACACTTTCGTTCTGCATCAAGCATCGCTAAATGTCTTGCCATTGCAAGTTTTGATATTCTTCGCTCATTTTCTATTCTTGCGATTTCATGCTCAACCTTTCTTCTTTCAATATCTCGTTCAATCTCATTCATTATTTATTCGCTTTCAATGTTTCTACTTCTGCTACTAATTGTTTTACTAGTTCTTCAAGTTGTTTAATTTTGCCTTTATGGTTAGTTTCATATTCAGAACCCTTACCAAGTCTAAAGGATACACCTGCATTAATCATTTTATTGGCCAATGTAGCACCCAAGCTAAACATAACGTGTTCCGTTGGTGCATAGAACATACCAATGGCTACATCATTTGCGTTTTTGTAGTGTCCATAACCTACCGCAAATGTTAATTTATCATCAGAATTATAGCCTAGGTAGTGTAACGCACTTAGTGCTGCATTAGATGCACCAGCTTTTGCTACTTCATGCATCACATTTGAGATTTGACCCACTGCATTACGCTCTAAATCTGTAATGCGTGTTTCGTGATCATTAATTCTATCCGTATTGTTCAAAATGGCTTGGCTATTTTGCCCTACACGCTCGTTTGTAGCGGTTAGAGTGTTATTAATCGTTGTAAATCCGTTATCCACCTTAGAGGTCAAATTAGAGATATTCGTAATATTTCGTGTTACTCGTTTATCTAAACAATTTACATCCTTTTGTAGTTTCGCAATGTGTGTGCCGTTTGTTTCAATCTCGTCATATGCTGCGAATAACTGACTGCCATTAACTGCATCTAAACTGCTAGGGTCTACACGGCCTGCACTTACATTGTGCAGTTGTCGGTTGTAGTTACTAATTCCACTGTATGTATCGCTTTTCTTACTACCAAAGGATACTACGCTATTAGGACTTTCACCTGCGAACACGTGAGTTACACCATTCAATACAACTTGTCTAACACCTACAGGGTTATCCGTTTGACTGTTTGTGCCAATCGCTACGGAATTTTGAACAGGTGCTGATGCATTGTTACCGATGACTACTGCATCAATACCACGCACTACACTGTGCGTTCCTACCGCGATTGCACCTTGGTTATCCACTGTATTATTAGCACCTAATACAGTTTGTTCTTTATTGTTGCCTACGTAATTGTTGTATCCAATTACGCTTGCTTGGTCGGCTTCAATTGTTCCGTTACCACCACCGATTACAACACTATCATTTCCTGTTACTTTATTATCACGGCCAATTGCAATTGTATTTGTGCCTGTAACTACTGTATTTGCACCTACGGCTACAGAATTGTAACCGCTTACTACTGGTGCTTGTGTGTTAGGCTCTACTGGCCCTGTTACAACACCGCTTGCTAATACATTACCGCCAATTGTACCAATAATCATTGTTGCTAATACTAATTTATTCATGTTTATTTTCTCCTTTTACTGTCTTTCTACTGTCTTTTTCTGTCTTTCTACTGTCTTTTTTATTTGCCAGTACTACCATATCCGCCATCGCCACGTTCTGTTTCGCTGAGTGTTCGTGCTTCTTCTACATCTACCACTGCGATTGGTACGATGATTAATTGTGCGATGCGATCACCTCTAAATATTGTGTAATCATTACAGGATACATTTTCATATGCGATGCTTAATTCTCCTCTATAATCTGCATCGATAATCCCTACGCTATTTGCACATCGTAGTGGTGTTTTACTCATGCTGCTTCTTGGTACTAATAGCCCCATATGTCCTTTAGGTATTTCTACTGCTATCCCTAATGGTATTTTCTTTTGACTGTCAGCAGGTACTTTAATCTGAAAAGGGCAATATAAGTCTAATCCAGCTGCATCCTTACTACCTCTAGTCGGTAGTTGTGCGTATTCATTTAATAGTTTCACTAACATTATTCCATTCTCCCCAATTCTTCGCTCTAACAACTCTATTGCTAGATATATTCAACTCATCCATAATTTGCCTGTTTGTTAAACCTTTCTTGCATAGTTCAATAACCTTATCAGTCAATGCAAATTCATCTTGTATGCTTCTTTTTGTAGGCAATCCCCTGCCTTTGTCAGTAACAATATGTATAGCTTCGCTTATATCCAGTTCGCCCCATACTACCGATGCTAACGCTAGCCAGTTCTTGCAATTGTGTGGGATACCATATGTTGATGTGTTAACTGCCATTACTCAATCCGCTTTCTTTGTACAACTCAAACCAATCATCCGCCCTCATGGTGATTAACCATTTAGCATTATTTTTTCTGTGTGCCACGATTGGCATCACGTTTTTATGTTCGCTATCACGAACCGCTTGTGCCATTGCCTTGTCTATATTCAATGCTTGCACACGCTTTACTTCGATGTGGATATTAGGTAACCCAACACAATCGCTGGCATCACCTGTGTTTCCACAATACTGTTGCGTTCTTCTCACATCAAATCCATGTGCCTTGCATAGATTGGCAAATTCACGTTCACCTCTTGCGCCTTTTTGCTTGCTATTTATTGGCAATGATCATCACCCCTCTACATATTGTTCACATCGTTTTAAAATATCTTTTACTAACTCCAACGGAATATGCGACCTCATGTTGTATCGATTTATTCCCTTTATGTTTAACTTGCTGAATTTGATTTGGTTTTTCATATCATCTTTAAACAGTTTCAAATTAATATTGCTACCAAACTTTGTAGGTTTCTTGATTGGATAATCGTAGTTGTTGTAATAGGTTAGGTTTTCATATGGAATATCAAACCCTATTACATTTGCTATGTATTCCCATATCCGCCCATATGCTGGGTTTTCAATTACAAACACTTTAGGTTGATAACGCTCAATGATTTTCAATGTATTATAGATGCACATCTCACCATTGATACGTGTTAGAAATGACTTATCATATTTGAATTGGTAGTTTTCATAATCAATGTGATTTCTAATTGTGAATTTACTTCCTTGTTCGTACTCACCAAATAAATTGATAGTCATATCCTTTTCCTGTTTCCAACACGCATTACCGCCTTTCATCGCACTTGCCATACTCCAGCTTTCACAAGGCGGACTAGCTAGAATAACATCAGGTCTATCCAACTTGTCCAACTGTTCCCATAGTGCTTTGGGATTGTGTAACGTGTTGATTGCTAAATCTTGATTGATACACGCATTACCAATTCCTATCGATGTTATTGTGTGCTGCCCCCCCATATTCATGTTATATTCATTTACCGCTTGACGATAACAACCATTGCCATCATCAAATAATCCCCATATGTGCATCTCCTAATCATTCACTTTCGCCCTTAAAAAATACTAACCACACTGTCTTACCTCTGCGTTGGCCAAATATCGGTTCACTAGGAAGTAACCCTTTAACCATCGGTAATGTTATTTGTTCTTCATTCCATTTAAATATCATCGTTCCATTTGGTTTTAATACTCGCCAGCATTCTGATAAACCTTGTTTAATATCCTCTTGCCATGTTTGTTCTAGCCGTCCATATTTCAATGCTAGGAACGATTTATCACCAACATTTAATAAGTGTGGTGGGTCGAACACTACGAGGTAAAAACTTTCATCATCAAAAGGCATCTTGCGGAAATCTGCGATCACATCAGGTTTTACAATCAACTTCCTACCATCACATAGTGTTGTATCCAATGTGCGTTTATCCATGTAACAGGTTTCATTATTTTCTTTATCGAACCAAAACATCTTGCTTCCACAACATGCATCTAGTATTTTCATATGCTATAAACACTTACTCCTTAACATAATCACCAATACGATATGGTTTTGTTTCTTGTACAACCCAAGATTTGAGCTTGTACCCATGACGTTTTTCCCATGCTTGGAACACTTTTGATAACTCATCGCTTAGTTCGTCAATGTGTTCGTTTTTGACATCTTTCATGTAATCGTCTGCCCATTCTTCGATTTCATCATCTAAATCGTAATCACACACATTCCAAATCACTCGTTCGCCGTCTATCTCAGGTACATATCTATATGGATGACCTATTTCTATTGTTGTTTGTAACAATTCTTCTCGACTTAAAGCATCAAAATCACCATAGTTATATTCATTATCTACATAATCTAAGATGGCATCTTTAATACTGCCTTGTGGTTCACCTGCTATTTCATCGTCTACCCAGCAATATTTTGTTTTATCTTCAACCAGCATTGTTATTCCTCTTCTTCTTTTTCCAATCCAGCAACAATATTTATTCCAAATCCATCATACAAATTATCAACATATTCAATCTCATAAAGTGTTTTGTTTGCATCGATACAACACTCTTGTTCTTGGTCACATTTTTCTAAATACTCAATCAATTCACGTACTGTCATTTTGAAATTCCTTTCTTGATATGCTCTTTTATTGCAATAATTTTATTTAAGTAAAAAATAACTACCTAGAACGGAATATTTTCATTTTGCGGTTGTTCAAAACTATTAAAGTTACTACCGCTATCAAATTCACTGTCTAGCTTTCTACCAACAAAATCGGCTACTACTTCGGTTACGTAGCGTTTCTGTCCATCTTGCGTATCGTATGACCGAGTTTGAATACGTCCATTTACAAGTAGCCTTTCCCCTTTCTTGCAATTGCCAACCGCCTCGCCAGGTTTGCCCCATGCTCCGCAATTAATAAAAGCTGTTTGTTCTTTTGTTTCATTGGTTGCACTATCAATATATGTATTAGTCGCTGCGACTGTGAAAGTCGCTACGGCTCTTCCTGTTTTTGTAAAACGTAATTCTGGATCACGTGCTAAATTACCTAGAATTTGTACTGTGTTCATATATTCTCCTTTAAATCTTTTGTTCGATACACATCGTGCCTTTGTATACCTTGATGATTTCCTCCAAACTTTCAAAGGTTCGTGCATCGGCTTTCATAATCATTTGCATCTGTTGAGTTGCCTCTTCTTGTGTTTCTACATTTAGAGGTATCTCAATAGTGATTACCATTTTTCGTTTTTTGCTTAACATTTATCCCTCTTAGTCGTAATACATACAATTCATAGTTGCCTTTACATCGTCAATGTATACATCGTAACTAGGGTGAATGTGGCAATCGACTGTTGCCTCATCACGCATGATTTCAAGTAGGTTATCAATCTTCACTCTAGCTTGTTCTTCGCTAGTTGCTAGGACTGTAAAACTAACATTGAACGATACATTCACGCTGGCTTCAAATTGTTTAATTCGTTCTTTCATCTATCCCCCTATTGCCTGTTTTAACAACGCTTTCCCTTTATCAGATATTTTGCTTTTGTTGATTATTTCTGTTACATCTACTGGTTCTTTTGCCACTTCTACCAAGTTGCCTGTACGTGTCATTTCAATTTGCCTTTGACCGCTCGCGATCATTGCTTGTTCTTTTTCTGCCTTTTCTCTTGCTTTTAATAACACATGATTATCCTTGATTGAGTTCGCCATGCGTTGGCGATGCATTTCTCGTTTTTCCTCTTGCTCGTATTGTTTAATAAATTGAGCCCTACAAGAGGCCTCGTTATATTCATCTCCCATTAGAGGGTTAAACGATGACCATATCGATTTAGCACACTTTAATGTCAAGCCGTCTAAATGTTCTAATCCATGTTCATATCCGTATGTGCTAGCACATTTAATCACTCGTTCCCATGCACTTTGAGGAGTTGGAATTTCCTCATGTGCATTCACGTATGCACTTAATGCGGAGCATTCCTCTCTCAACTCTGCAATGCTAGGCAAGAATTTACATCGATTAATTACATTAGCTACTGCTTGCGTTAATGTAACAGGATTAACATCCGCAAGCATCGTACAATACAACTTAAAACGTTCTTTTGTCATATCAGTAGACCACGCTATCTGTAACATCGATAGTGATTGAGCTATCATCTCCTTGTTGTTCATTTCTGTATTCCTCCATTACCTCTTTAACAACGTTGATTGCATTATCTTTACTGCTTTTCTTTTTGCCATAATTATTGCTAGCCCATCGTCTAACAGTTGCTTGCCAATCTTTCATTGAATTTCTTCCTACTTTCCAGCCATTGCTTTCATAGTAGTCAATGAATTGTTGTGCATTGATAGAGATATTTTTTTCAGAACAGTATTGTTCAATATCTGAGATAGTAGGTTTAACAAAACGCTTGCGTTTTTGTTTTGTGCTTGCACATTTATTATCTATCTCTTTATCTAACTCTTTCTCTATCTCTAACTCTTTCTCTATCTCTCCGTTACACAATTGTTTCACTTGTGTTACATCAGCGTTACATTGTAACGCTTTTTTTCTTTCTCGATGCTTACGAACCCTACTAGCTACTGCGGTTTCACACCCTGTACTATCTTTTGTATCAGGCAAGTAATATTCCTCGTCAGAACACATTTCAAGCAATCCGCTTTTGAGTAGGTATTGTATGGTTATTTGCACATTTTCCTCTTTTTCATCAAGGTCTAATGCAAGTTCTGATGCAAAATCATCTTCCAGTCCATCAAAGTAAAGTTTTCCATCGCTCATGATTGAACGTAGTAACATTTTGAGATAGATAATTGTATAGGTATCACCACCTGCAATCTTTCTTAATCGTTTAATTTCTTTACGTTGGAAAAAGTCCTTGTGTAGCTTTAACCAAAAGTATCTTTTCGGTTCACTCATAGGCTAATCTTCTTCCGCATCCGCCAAAAGTTCATTAAGTTTGCTTAGGCTACAAACGAATGCATCAATTTTATTGGAATCTTGTTTTTGTTTAGCGTGATTAACGTGATGTATTACATCTAGTACATCTTTTAGTTCCGCAATTTCTTTTTCGTGTAATTTGTAACTACCATTTTCTTGTTCTAGTTTTTCGATGCGTTTAAATACATATAATTCAACTACATTAATTCCCCTCATATCGTTTCGTCCTTTCGCTTATTATTTCTTGTAATTTTCGTCTAACTTCTTTAGCATTAACCCCATGTGCTATTGGTACATGACAATACACGCACAAGCAGGCTAAATTGTCCAAGTTGCTTTTACCTGACTGGGAACGAAATACAATGTGATGTACTGCTATCCCATCACTACTTCCGCATAATACGCATCTGTAATGATCACGTTCCAATGCTTTTGGTTTGTTTACTTTTAGGAGTTTGTTATCCTCTCGTTTCGCTTTGTTCATTTTCCCACCCATCTATAAGTGATTTGATATATTCGCTTGGCTCTAATGGAATGTCTAGTTGATTACATTCATCAACCAAACATTCTATTAAGCGTTGCATTTCTTCAACGTTGTATACGGATGACCCTTTGTATAGATGAACCACATATACACCTTGTACTTTTGCACTTGCTCCCATATCATCTGCGAACCATCCAATACCTTGCTTACTCCAACTCGTTATTGCATCGTCTTTATCTTGTTCGGTAAAGCCAGCTGTTATGAATATTCCACAATCTCTAATGGCTTTTTTGTACACATCCTCTTTTGATGTGTATCCATTTTTGCTTAATTCTTTGGCTATCTTTTGACATAGAACCCAGCAATAAGCGTTAGCGTTTAAACTGCGTGATTTTGACTTCTTTTTAATCTCTATCACGTATTCCTTTTCTTTATCTAATTTCGCTAGGTCATTGTCATGTGGTGCTGGTATTACTACCATTACACCAAGTGGCGAACGCAATAGTTCGATGTTATTTGTTGTCCACTTCATAACCTTTTACCCAGTCATAAAGCATAGACATTTGGTCTCTTGTAATGTTATCGATAACACACATTCCAAACATTTTAGTTGCTTGTTGTGCTACTTGTTCTGCACTTACCCCATGTTCACTTGCCATCTTCAAAACAATTCCATATGCATTGTGTGGATCAAATTCTTTTTCTTTCCGTTCTTTTTCTGCTGCTGCATTTATTTTTGTATCTTGCAATCCTCTATATACATCAGCACCTACACCAATCATTTTTGCTGCAGTACCTAGTGCATCGGTAACGGCCATCTTAAAGGCTTCATCGTTGCCGTGAAAACCATTTTTATCTTTGTAGATTAGGAAATCTCCACCATATCCAGGAATTGGTTCACTCCATTCATCACCATCTTTGATGTATAGATTTACCAATACATACAACATAGTTTCTTTGGTTTCTTCGACTGGTACTTGCTGAGTACTAACAACTTCAAACTTCCAACCAATTCCGCACATACCATATGTTTCGGTTAATACTTCCCATCGCCATTGAGGAGAAATATCATACTTGCCTTTAAGCTTCCCAAAGTCAATTACCTTTAACGCTGATTGCGGTACAGTTTTTACCGCATTATATCTACTATCCATCTATACCTCTTTGTACTTGTAACCACGCATTTCTAAGAAATCAGTCAAATCTTTTACATCATCTTCCGTTAAGTCATAAACAGTTACTTTAAAACCAGTTTTAGTTTCTACAACTTCGATTGTTTCAACTGTTTCATTTGTGATACTTGCTCGTGCAGTCTCTTCCATTTCGTTACGTTCTGCAAACTTTGCATTGATTAACTCTCTAGCTTGATCTAGTGGCATATCTTTTACTGCATCCCAACATTCATTAAATGTGATTGGTGTCGCTAGTTCATATTGTTGGTTGCAAGTATCAACAACAAATTCAATCATTCCTTTTTTCTCTGCTAAGATTTGTTTATAATCATCATCTGATTGTTGTCTTTTTGAAATCTCAATCATCATTCCCTCAATAGAGATTTCAACGTCTTTCATCTTTGCAGTTTTATTTAACCAGCGTTTATCACGTTGTAGTTGTTCTGCATATTCTGCACGAACGTTATACTTTTCAACCATCTTTTCAATAAACTTGTTGATGGTTTCTGTTTTTGCTTGTACTTCTTTTTCGTCAAAGTATTTAATTTGTTCTGCGAGTGGCTTTTCTGCATCGTAAACAACTTTCAATACTTCATTTACTTCTTCCTCAAATAGTTCAATAGGTCTTTTGAGTTCTCGTTTTTTCTCTTTACAGAATTTATCAAGCGTTGTTCTATACTTAACGATTTCATTTTTAGCACTTACCATGTCCTTATAGTTTTCTTCTGTTACTACAAGTCCTTTATACTTTTCTAGTTGTGCTGCAAAATATGTTTTGATTTCGTCTTTGTTCCATTTGAATACTTGTTCGTTTTGACTAACAACTGGTGTTAAATTAATTTCCATTTATTTCTCCTTGTGTTAAAATACAAGTAGAGTAATAGCAAAATCACTCTACATGCACGCTTATGGCTTTGGTCGGTCTAGCGTGCTTTTTCCATTTCTCGGCAAGCCAAGATGATGCTCGGCACTGCACAATTATTCCAAATATCGGATACTCTGAAATCAATTTCTTGATAATCAAAAGCACGATATTGGATTGGTAAGCGTGCATTTTCTTTATTCACCTGTTCTGTTACCGCTGCACGCAATCTGTCGAATAATTTAGTTTTTAATTTTTCTGATAATTGTTTTGGTGTACACCAGAATCCAAGTGCATGCGCCTTGTCAGGGTTAATTTGTTTTTGCCCACTCATAGTTCTAATCAGCATCATTTTTTTATTTCCTTTCTGACTTCCCTCATCCAGAAATTGGATAAAATCATCAAAGTTATTCCTAATGCGACTTGCAAAAATCCTGTGTATTCATCTATCCTTTCCAGTTCAACAGAACCTATTGAACCAGCCATAAGAATTACAGATATAACTCTTACTAAAAATATGAATTTCATTACAAATCCTTTCCAACCATCACTAGCAAATCGCCAGTGATTTTTTTAATGCTATTTTTCAAGTTTTGATTTTCTGTTTTTAACTGCTCAACCTCACATTTCAACTTCCGATATGCTATCGGTGTATACTCATCATCAAGTCCTACAAGGCTTTCAACTTCCTTTTTGCTGAACCTAACTCCAGCTACTCCTTTTAATTGATGAAGTGTGCCTTTATCCCTCATGTTGTATACGCTTGTTTCTGTGCATTTTAGAAGTTTTGCCACATCTGATACTGTGTATACTAGGCTTTCCATCACATCTCGTTCCTTGCGTGTAAAGCAGCAGTTCTTTGATTACGTTTAGGCCATTTTGATTTGATGAGTTTTCGCCAGTATTGGCTGTATTCATCATTACGGCCCGCCCATCCAAATCTTGTTGGTGTTTGTCCGTATCGTTTGTTGGCTAGTTTTAGATCCATTTGATTTTGTACTAGCATCTAATCACCTCTATATGTGAATTTAATTCACTATATTATTTAAAAAAAATATTCTTTGTTTCTTTACCTGTGAGCTTTAACAGTTCAACCAATTTTGCAATTTCTGAAGCTTTAAACTCTGTATCACCTCTCAACTTCTTGTATAGTGCTTCTCTAGTAAGGCTTAGTTCACTTGCAACATAGGATAACTTATACCCTTTGTCATCAATGATTTGTTTTAATGTGTTCATTCTACACCCCCTTTGCTTTTGTTTTGTGTGAATTTAATTCACACTCATAATATAACATCGGTGTGAATATGTGTCAACACTTTCTTACAAAAAAGTTGATTTTTTTTCACACTCATATTATATTAAAGGTAAATAGTAGTATATATAATGAGGTGATAACATGACACTTTACGAAAACATAAAAGCGTTAAGAGAATCTTTGAAAATGTCTCAAGATGAATTAGCAACTAAAGTTGGTTATAAAGATAGAACCAGTATCGCAAAAATAGAGAGTGGAAAAGTTGATTTATCACAATCAAAAATATTTGCATTTGCCAAGGCTTTAAATGTATCACCAGAAGAATTAATGGGTTTGAAATATTATGATGATCCTGATGTTTCTGAATATGCTGAAATTGTTAGACGAAATCCAGATTTACGATTGTTATTCGATGCAAGTAAAGATATGTCAAAAGACGATATAGATTTTGTATTACACGCAATTAATATATTGAAAAAGAGAGAGGGTAAATAATATGTTTATACTTGCACTTGTTATATTTTTAATAATTGTCATCACCGCATTTTATATTTTGTCTAACTCAACAAGATATTATGACAAAACTGGATTTAGAAAATTTAGTTCTATTTGGCACGATGAATGTAAAAATGCGAAAATGCGAAATGAAAATCCAGATAAATATATGGCTACATATATTTATGCCATGAGTTTATTTAATAATGATATTACAGTTTGTGACTTTCTTTTATCAGAAATAGAAAGAAATGGTGCTTCATTGCTTTATATAGAAGTGCTTAAAAATCACGAAATAAGCGATTTAGAGTTAAAAAAATTAAAAACAGTTGCTGATGTTTATCCATTCGACCCTCAGTTAGTTTTATTTATGTATCTCAAAACAAAAAGTCACGGAAACTTAGCAAGCAAATATGCTTATGATTTATTATCAGTAAAATTCAAACCGTGGTTTTATAGAATAAAGCAATATAATTGATGCGTAAAAAATTCCATGTTGAATAATATACAATAACCCTACAAAGGGGATGATAGTATGAACATCAATTTGATATATATAAAGCTACGGAAAACACAAACTGCGGTATTAAAACTAAACGATGATGGTACTTACACCATTCTCGTTAATAGTGATAAACCTATTGATGTACAACGTAAAGGTATACTACATGAGATAGGTCATATATTAAATGATGATATGTACAGTCAGGCACACATTGATTTGTTGGAACGCATGGCTCATGCAAGGCAATTTGATGATGTAGAGGGTATCAACTTTTACACACACATCATATGAGGTGAATTATGCAATTCAATACAACAATTCGGAGAAAGGATAAAGGCTATCAGATTATAGTTAGCTATAAGGACGGCTATAAATGGAAACAGAAATCTAAACAGGGTTTCGCCACGCAAAGAGAAGCCAAAATTTACGGCCAAGAAATAGTCGATAACCTAAAAAAGACTATCACCAATCCACTTGATGATAGTCTAAAAGATATAACGCTTATTGAGTTTTACAAAATATATACAGATGAAAACAAAGCAAATGTATATTCTACGTTCAAAGCATATGACAATGCATTTCAGAAATTCAACACGCTATTCAATATGAAAGTAAAAGATATTTCTGAAATACAAATTCGGAAAGTAATTAATGACTTACAACAATCGATAGCCAGTAAGAATATGTGCATAACGATTATAACAAAGGTATTCGCTTATGCAGTATCGCCATATAGGATTATCAATAGTAGTCCATGTAAAAACATTAAGCGGTTACATAAAACACAAATAGCTAAAATCAACGCTATAAGTGAAGATGATGTAACATACCTGTTAACATCGTTAAAAGGCCATAACTACAAATACTATATCGTGTGTTCTATTGCTGCCTATACAGGTATGAGGTATGGTGAAATCTTAGGTCTTACATGGGATGATATAGATTTAGATAACGCTATTATTGATGTGAATAAACAATTCGCTTATAGCGGTGAAAGTACATATATGATCCGCAATTTAAAGACAAAAAACAGTTACAGAAAAATACCAATACCACCCATACTGATTGATATATTGCTTGAATATAAAAATACCACCAGCGGATTATATCTATTCAACAATCCAACTGGCGGTACTGGTGCGGTGTCGGTAATGATTAAACGCTACTTACCGAATACATCCATCCATGATTTAAGACATACCTATGCTACAAGGTTATTAGCAAATGGTGTAGACATAAAAACAGTAGCATCCTTATTAGGTGATACTGTTGATACAGTCATTAATACGTACATTCACTATACCGATGAAATGAGATTAAAGGCACATGATAGTGTGTCTAAAATTTTCGGCTAGAATTTTTGACGGATTTATTGACGATTAGACAATAAACCTTGTATTTACTGGTGTTTTTAACCGATAAAACATATCAATATATTATAGCACAAACAAGGGGCGTTTTGAATGTTTTGTACACCCTATTTCAATAGATTTATACGTTCTTTTTCTCTATCCTCACACGACGCTATGAGCTGTAATTTTTGCGCCCTATTGAGATGTTTAATAGCATATTCTCGCGACTGTGCCTCTTGTTTACTCTGAAAGCTTTCATGATAAACCAAATACACTGGTCTACGACATTTCGTATACTTAGCCCCGCCTTTTATCACGCCATTATGAGCATCTAAACGTTTTTTTAGATTCGTTGTCCACCCACAATACAAGCTTTCATCAGCACATCGCACAATATACGTGAAAAATTGTTCATCATCCATCTTATTTACTAGCATCGTCCTTAATAGGTTCAATGGTAATCGAATTAATAGTCACCGGATCAACAGGCTTATCATTTTTATCTGTTTTCACCTTACCAATTTTTTCAACTACATCCATACCTTGTACAACTATGCCAAAAATAGTGTGTTTATTGTCGAGATGAGGCGTAGGTCCCAAGGTAATGAAGAACTGAGAACCACCTGTATTCGGTCCACGATTTGCCATCGCAAGAATCCCCATTTTATTAAAATGGAGGTCGTTGGAAAATTCATCTGGAATTTCATAACCAGGGCCGCCTGCACCTGTTCCTGTTGGATCCCCACCTTGAATCATAAATCCATCAATAACACGATGGAACGTAACGCCATTATAAAAGCCTTTTTTTACAAGGTAGTCAAAGTT